GGTATATAAAATATGTCAAATCATAATGTTATAGTTGGTTCAGAATCAGTATATGTGAGAAATATTATAATACCTACAAATACTGATTTTAATTTTACATATAATCTTCAAGATTTTTCAAATAATCCAATAAACTTGACTGGATATACTGGAGCATCTGTTTTAAAAAAATCTCCTGCTTCAATAAATTCTTCTGCTGTTTTTTCTGTTTCTTTTCCAAATAGAACAAATGGTCAAGTTAAAATATCTTTGGGTTCATCATTAACTACTTCATTGAAACCAGGAAGATATTCTTATGATGTTTTGTTGAATACTGGAACTCAATATATAAGAGTTGTGGAAGGTTCTGCTCTTGTTACTGCAGGAGTAACAGGTATTGGAACAACTTAATACAAAATAAATAACTATAAAGGATAACGATGGCTCAACCAGCAACTCGTCAAGGATTAATTGATTATTGTTTAAGAAAACTTGGTTATCCTGTATTGGAAATTAACGTAGATGACGATCAAATTGATGATTTGGTTGATGATGCAATTCAACATTTTAACGAAAGGCATTATGATGGCATCCAAAGAGTATTTTTGAAGCATCAATTAACTCAAAGTGAACTTGATACAATGAGAGCAAATGCACCAGGTGCTGCAGGAATATCAACTGTTGGGGTTTCAACAGTTTCATATGTAGAAACAAATAATTTTTTAACAGTACCAGAACATGTAATTGGTGTAAATAATGTATTTAAAGTTGATTCTAGTACAATATCTAGTGGTCTTTTTAATATAAAATATCAATTATTTTTAAATGATTTGTATTATTTTGGGGCATTAGATCTTTTGAATTATTCAATGGTAAAAACATATTTGGAAGATTTAAGTAGAATCATTACACCAGATATTCAAATTAGATTTAATAAAAAAAATCATAGATTATATTTGGATATCGATTGGAGTCAAATGAGTCCTAGTAATTATTTAATATTTGATTGCTACAGAATGCTTGATCCTTCTGATACACCAAAAATATACAATGATTGGTGGATTAAAAAATATTTAACTGCCTTAATAAAAAAACAATGGGGTCAAAATATGATTAAATTCCAAGGTGTTATGCTTCCTGGTGGTGTTCAATTGAATGGAAGACAAATATTTGAAGATGCAATAAGAGAAATAGAAGAAGCAGAAAAAGAACTCACAGAAACATATGAAACTCCTCCTATGGATATGATAGGTTAGTAATATGTCTCCACTTAATCCATATTTTCTTCAAGGTTCACCAAGTGAACAAAGATTGGTTCAAGATTTAATTAATGAACAATTAAAAATGTATGGACAAGATATTGTATATCTTCCCAGAAAAATTATCAATCAAAATACAATTATTAAAGAAATTACTGCATCAAAATTTGATGATAATTATAGATTAGAAGCATATATAACAAATTTTGAAGGATTTGGTGGACAAGGGGATATTTTATCAAAATTTGGAGTAAGAACAACTGATGAGTTAACTTTATTAATTTCAAAAGATAGATATGAAAATTTTATAACTCCATTTTTATCTTCTGAAAGTAACGTCACAATATCAAATAGACCAGAAGAAGGTGATTTGATATACCTTCCTATAGATAACACAATATTTGAAATAAAATATGTAGAAGGCAAAAAACCTTTCTATCAATTAAACAATCTTTATATTTACGAATTAAGATGTGAAGTATTTGAATATGAAGATGAAATTATTGATACTACTATTGAAGAAGTTGATAATGCAATTAAAGATTTTGGATATATTCAAACTCTTCAAATGGTTGGTTTGGGAGCAACACAAGCAAGAGCACAAGTTTCTTTGGCATCATCACAAATTGGATCTCCTTTTGGGAAATCTGTATATGCAATTGATTTAATTAATGATGGTGCGTATTATTTAAGTACTCCAACTATTTTAATTTCAAATGCTGTTTCAGGTGGAATAAATGCAACTGCTGTTGCAATTATGACCAGCAAAACTGGTAGAACTGGTTTTTCAGTTGATAGAATATTAGTCATAAATCCAGGAATTGGATATACAACAATTCCTACTGTTAATATAATAAGTAATAGTGGAACTGGTGCCATTGCAACAGCAATACTTGGATCTGGATCTCTTGGTCCAGTTGTTATAAATTCTGGTGGTGTTGGTTATGGTTCAACACCAATTGTTTCCATTTCAACTGCTCCTTCTGGTGGAATAAATGCAGTTGCAGAAGCACTTTTAAATACTTCTGGAATTGTGACTTCAATTAGATATACTACTGCTGGTATTGGATATACTCAATCTCCAACTATTACTATTTCTTCACCTGCTGGAATTTCAACTGGAAATTATGTATTTAATGAAGTAGTCAAAGGTGTTTCTACTGGAACTAGTGCATATGTTAAGAATTGGGATAGTTCTACATCAATATTGAAAGTTTCAATTACTAATGGTTATTTTGCTGTCGGTGAAACTGTTGTTGGAATGGGAACAACTGCAGGAGGATCTAATTCTAATTATACAATTCAAAAAATTTATACAGATGATTTATATGATAAGTATTCAGAAAACTCCATTATTCAATCGGAAGCAAATGAAATATTAGATTTTTCAGAAGGAAATCCTTTTGGGAATTACTAAATAATTAATAAAAAGTAAATATTATGCTCGGATCTTATTCCTATAACGAAATTATAAGAAAAACCATTATTGCTTTTGGTACATTATTTAATAATTTAGAAATTCGTCATGAAGATGCAAATGGAAATGACTTTAGTTTCATAAAAGTTCCGATTGCATATGGTCCAATACAAAAATTTCTAGCAAGATTAGAACAAAAACCAGATTTAAGGAAAAGGGTAGCATTAACTCTTCCAAGAATGTCGTTTGAACTTACAAGTATTCAATATGATCCAAGCAGAAAAGTTTCTACAATGCAAACTTTTAATGCTATTGATGGATCCAATAATAAAAAAATTTATATGCCTGTTCCTTATAATTTAGGAATAGAATTAAATATTATTACTAAATTGAATGATGATATGCTTCAAATAGTTGAACAAATACTTCCATATTTTCAACCTCAATTTAATTTGACAATTGATTTAGTAAGTTCAATTGGAGAAAAAAGAGATATTCCAATTGTAATTGAAAATATTCAAATGTCCGATAATTATGAAGATGATTTCAATGAAAGAAGAAATTTAATTTACACAATTAACTTTACTGCAAAAACTTATATTTTTGGTGCAATTGCAAATAACACAGAAGGTCTCATTAAACAAGTTCAAGTTGATTACTTTACAAATACAACTACAGCAAATGCTTCTCGTCAAGTGAGATATACTGCCACACCAAGGGCAATTAAAGATTATAATAATGACGCAACAACTGTTCTGGCACAAGAAGTAAATACTCAAATTACTTCATTTACAGTTTCCAATGCATCACAATTAATTTCAAATAGTTACATTATGATTGGAAGTGAAGAAATGTATATTGATAAAATAACAGGAAATACTTTACATGTTGCTAGAGGTCAAGATGGAACAACTATTTCTTCACATCAAACTGGTGATGCGGTTAATGTAATTAATACGTCAGATAATGCTCTTGTCCAATCCACTGATGACTTTGGATTCAGTGAAACACGTTTTGATTTTGGTGATGGAAAAATATATAGTCCAGTGAAAGGAATTGATGTATGAATAATAAATTCAAAAATATAGATGAAGCATTAGAAGTTAGTAGTACTCCAATATCTAATGAAATTATAAAAAAACCAAAAAAAGATATAATCAAACCTGACAACAAAGATGATTCAGATTTTGATTATGAATATACAAGAGGACATTTATATAGTTTAATAGAAAAAGGTCAAGAAGCAATAGATGGTATTATGGAGTTAGCAAGAGAAACTGATAGTCCAAGAGCATATGAAGTTGCCCTACAAGGAATTAAAAATATTTCAGATGTAACGGATAAATTGGCAGACCTTCAACAAAAAATGAAAAAACTTAAAGAAGAAAATGCAAGAGGACCTAAAAATGTTACTAATGCTCTTTTTGTTGGATCTACTGCCGAACTACAAAAATTACTAAAGAAAGGATTTGATCCAGAAGATATCTCTAAATAGTTAAAAAGATTTCCATGAAAAGTTTTAAAGAATTTATATATGAAGCAAATAACACTTGCAATAAAACTGAAAAGGGAGAAGATTGCCCAATTCATGGAGAACAAATGTGTCCTATATTGTTGAAAAAAAAATATTCAATAGCAACTGTTCATCCCGGAAATTTTCTAGAAGGAAATCAATATAAAAATGATACTATAACTATAGAAGATGCAAATGGAAATTCTTTTTTGGAAGTTGTTGATGTAATTAGACCAGAACCTTTGGTAAAAGAAGAAAGAGCATCTGGTGATTATTCTCTTCATGATTGGTTCTCAAAAAGCAAATCAAAAAATGGAAAACCAGGATGGGTTCAATTGGGTGGACCTTATGCAGGAAAACCTTGTGCCCGTCAACCAGGACAAAAATCCACACCAAAATGTGGAAGCAGTAAAATGAGTAAAAATCTTTCAACACAAGAAAAAGAGGCAGCATTTAAAAGAAAAAATCGTCAAGATCCAAATCAACCACAAAAAACTGGTGGAGAAAAACCAACCAATGTAAGAACAAAAATGTCTGAAGAAAAAGATGCTTGCTACAAAAAGGTAAAATCCAGATATAAAGTTTGGCCGAGTGCATATGCTTCTGGTGCTTTAGTAAAATGTCGCAAAAAAGGAGCAAAAAACTGGGGGACAAAAACAGAAGCAGCAAATCCTGCTCAACAAGCAGCAATTGCAATTAATATGAAAAAGAAAAATATTAAACCAAAAAATCAATTAGAAGAAAAATATCTAAGAATACAATCTCGTGGAACAACTTATACTATACTTCTTAATTGGAGAGGAA